AACAGCCAGTAACGTAGGTAAGATACTAAAGAATGTACGTGAGATTGACCCTGACCTTGCAAAGCAAATAATAGGTGACTCTGACGCAGAAAAACTGATTGGACCTATGGGTAAGGTAGGAGAACTATATCGTAGGGTAGACCGTGAGCGTAGAGCATTGATGGTTACACAGGTTGCTACTACTGTACGTAACGTAGCTACTGCAGGTACTCGTCTTACTATGGATATCGCTGCTGACATGATGGAGTCTGCTCTATACCAAATGGGTAGGGGTTCTGATGCAGCAATGACAGGCAATGCGCCTGTAGGAATAAAGGGTAGACTTAACGACATTGTACGTGACTCTTTCGGTAGATTAGACCGTATGCGACACGTAACAGGTACTGCAGAACTTTCTGACGCTCTATTAAAGCATAACCCACGCCTAGCATCCCGTCTTAACAGGACGATAGAAGAGCAAGGGGTGGGTGAGTCGCTATCTAAGTTTACTAAGACACTAAACGGATTAAACATTGCACAGGATATGTTTTTTCGTAGGGCTATCTTTACTGACAGCATTGAGAAAAGACTAAGACGTGCTGGTGTTATTGTACAAAACCCGACAAAGGTAGGGCAGTACAAAAGTTTGGAAGAGTTTGCAGCGGCTGGTAAGTCACTGCCATCAAAGGTACTGTCAGAAGCTATTGAAGATTCTCTTGAGTTTACATTCTCTCGTATGCCAAAGGTAGGTTCAGGCAGGGCTGGTGATACACTAGGCCATTACTTCATAAAATTTAATGAAACGCTTGGTCCTGTCCCCGGACCTATTGGTACAGCCGCCTTTCCATTCGGTAGGTTTATGGTTAATGCCATACAGTTCCAAATGAAGTACATGCCTACGAGCATGGCTACTGCTGGGTACAAGTATGGTCTTGCCAAGTACACACAAAGAATGGCTAAAGCCGCTGGGGATATGGGTAACGTAGACCTTGCAACAAAGAAAGGCAAGGCAGCTTCTAAAGCATTGGCTGAAGCACGTGCTGACTTCTCCAAAGGGGTTGTGGGTACGGCTGCTTTATATAGTGCTATTGAATACAGAAGGAAAAATCAAGATATCAAGTTTTATGAAGGGCGTAATGAGGACGGTTCAACTAGCGACCTTCGACCCTTCTTCCCATTAACACCCTACCTTGCTTTAGCTGACGTAATTGTAAAGCTATCTGATGAAGACTCTAAACCAATTGAAATGAAAGAGTTCCTCGAAGCGTTTACAGGCGCACAGTTTAGAACTGGTGCAAGTTCTTTTGTAATTGATAACTTCGGTGAGATTGTAAGCGGTGGTGGAGATGCCATTACTCAAGAGCGTTTGTATGAAATGGCAGGTGGTTATGTAGGTGAGTTGTTTGGTGCTGCTGCAACACCTGTTAGGGTAGTGCGTGACATACAAGCTGCGTTTGATACTGAGGCTGCTGTTGTGCGTGACGCTAGGCAGACTGAAGGCATAGGTCCATACGAAAGATTTCAGAGTGCGTTAACTAACACACTTAAAAAAGATATACCGGGTCTGGCTAAAACATTACCTGCGGTAGAAAGTCCTACACGTGAGGGTGATATTTATAGACAAAGCCCGTTGATAGGTCAGGTAACTGGTCTTCGCAAAGAAGCAAAGCGTAATCCTGCTGAAGTAGAGTTTGAAAGATTTGGCATCCAGAGATATCAGATTGCACCAAGCACAGGTGATAAGACTGCAGATGCTGCGGTAAAGAAAGCACTTGGACCTATCGTAGAGAAAAAGATAAGCCAACTTGTTACTTCAGATAGCTACCTGAAAAAGAGTGAGACTGAAAAACGTGTAGCACTTAATCAGTACATGCGTATATACAAGGCTAGGGCAAAGCAACTTGCCATCATTGAGGCTGAGAACAACAAGGAAAAGTCCTACACTCCATTTGACCGTGCGCAGTATACTAAGCTAACGGATTTACAGTCTAGGATGGCTGATGAATACTTTATAGAAAAGTATGGTAAGTCTGTACTAGATATGGTGGAAGAAGAACCAGATAAGAATCATCTCAAGAGAGCAGTAGCTATTGGCAGGGTACTAGCTAAAACAGTAGAGTAAATAAAGGGGGCAATTAAGCCCCCTCTTTTTATGTCTAACGATTATCTCCGTCCCCACCTATCTTACCTCTCCTCTCCCTGTCAGCCAGCTTGCTGTAATTTTCCTGTGCAATCTCTGACAATGTAAAGCCTAAGTCATTAGCTAGGTTGGCACAGTACCAAAGTACGTCACCAATCTCTGAGGCAATCTCTACTTTCTTTACCTCAAATGCTTCTTTATCTGCTCCATCCCTGATGAACTTCTTGACCTTGTTCGCTACCTCACCCGCCTCTCCTGTAAGTCCTAGTGCAGGGTAGAGTATACGGTGTGTTGCTGGGTAGATGGCAAACTTTACTGACTTTATTTGGTAGTCATTCATTTCCATATCTTTGTATTTCTCCTTCAACCACTGTTTAGCTTGCTGCTCTATGCTCATTTTCTAACTCCACGAGTATGGCATCTTCATAAGGAATGTGGAAGAAGTGTTCACCCTTCTCAATCCTAAAGCCTTGTGCCTCTTTCACTTCTGACTTCTCAAGTAGTGTATCCTTGATACGCCACGCTTGCTTGCAATCCCCACGTATCACATAGAAGTTTAAGAATGTAGTGTTTGACTTAACTTCCTCGAACTTATTAATTAGTTTGTGCTTACGGTAGGGTATACGTATTTCTTTCCAGCTTGGATTCCAATCTCCTTTCCATTGGTTCTTCATTTCTACTTCACTATAGTAGATGTTACCGTTCTTCTCACTCTTGATGTCAAACGAATAGTTTTCCTCTGAGTTAAGGATGGTATGCCCATCCGCTTCTAGGTGTGCAATGATTGTTTCTTTCGCAAGAGAATCATTCCTATTGTACGAAGACGGTCTAAATCTACGGTTAACTGCGCCTTTAATCGGTTTCATTGCCATCTTCAATCTCCTCTTCCTGTTTAATAAAGAATTTACTTAGCATCTCTAGCTTATCGTGATAGTCAGCTATCTGCGCCAACTCCATTTCTATTGCCTCTAATATATCCTGATGCTCACCTATACCTACTGGGTTTTCTAATAGCACCTCAATATTTGCGAGGTGTTTATTTATATGACCAGCAAAGTGTGACCGGGAAGCATTAATAAGTACCTGACGTAAACTCATTTCTTATCTCCTTTAAATCTGTGCTTAAAGAATACAAGAGTATTCAAAGCTGTGTTAAGTGTAACCATTGCAAGCAACCACCATTGCCACCATAGTAATGTGAACTGTCCTGTATCGTCAAGCATTTTCTTCCTTTTCTTTTTGTTTCATCCATTCTGCATAGCAGGGGTGGCCTCTAGGTGGGTCATATTGAACCCACCCTTCGCCTTGTTTCCATACCATTACCACCAACCCATCTTCTGCGTGTTGTGCATGATGATGGCTAGGCAAGCAAGCACGTGAAGAATAACCCAAGCTGTTCGTAGTATTGCTACCTTATTAGCTTTCTCATCATCATCATCGTATGCCTTGCTGCCCATTGCCTTACACCAGTACTCCCACATTAGGCTGCACTTATGTCCACTACTTCACAAACGCCAGCAGTACATGCCAACTCACGTCCACCTGATGTAGTGTCTTCCTTCTCAAAGTCTTGCAGCTTTGACCAATCAATTGACTTAGGCATTTGTTTCATTGCCTCTTTGTAATCATGCTTGTCAATATCCTGATATGGTGCTTGCTTATATGTATGCTCACTAAATGGTAGGAAGCTGATGCCTGACACTTCATCAAAGTGTTCATACACCCATGAGCCTACGTCCATCCACTCTTCTTCTTTTACAGAGATTGTAACGGATGGTTTGTGTTCACACCAATGACGCTGGTATGCAAGCCACAACTCAAGCTGTTCAATAGCTGACATCTCAGTACGTGTTACTGCCAAATCAGGTGACTTCATTGGGAAGCTGAACACTGTAGTTGAGTCAGGCTTCATAACATCAGGCTCTGCTGGGATACCTGAAGCAATCATAAACTGTGTCAACGGGTCTTTGTTATCACCACGTACAGTACGAATGTAGTATGGATTGTGACGGGCATGAATGCCTGATGCACTGTCTACCAACTGTGATACTGTACCTGATGGCTTAACACATGTGATAGCAGTAGACTGTGGTATGCCCAACTCTGCTGCAACACTAGCGTTTGTATTTACAGCAACAGACTTTAGTTGCTCTAGCAATCCGCTAATGTTCATACCTATCTTACTATCCTTACCAGCAAGTAAAGCATTGTCCATTATGCCTGTTAGGGATACACCAAGCAGTCGTTCTTCTTCCGTGTTGTCCTTCCATATCTTACGCAGGTACTTAAAGTCTGTCAATGTGGATTGAAACGTGCCTAGAATAGTAGCTAGGCGTACCTTCCTACCTAATGACTCTTCAGTATCACCAGCCCGTGCAACAACCTCAGATAGATTACAGAACTGGTATGGGCGTAGGATAATCTCACTACAAGGATTACACCCGAAGTCCTGTTCCGCATCTCTGCGACCATTCTTAGCTGCTTGTACCTGTGCAGACTTACGATTGAATATGCCACGCTCACCTGATTTACTTTCGTACAGTGACAGCCATTCACGCATGAATGTACCCATCTGTGGCTTCCCTTTGTAGGCAACGCTGTTGTTTGCAAGCGCACGTTGTCCTTCGTTTTCCCACCACATACCTGACTTAGCATGAGCCATCTGGTCATCATTCAGGTTTGATAGGCTAATGAGTGCGCTGCGTCTGACCCCTCCGACAACTACAACCTCACCAATCTTACACATGATATCGTGACACTCAATAGGGTACAGCCTACGACCTGCTGCACTCTTGAACTTGTCAATGATAAACTCAAACAATTCCTCTAGCGGTGCTGGGCCGGATGCTCTACCGCCAAATGTCTTGAGCCTTGCACCTGCTGGGCGTACCTCTGATACATCCCACTTAGGAATCTGACCAGCATATAGCAAAGAGATAAGTTCACGTAGAGACTTAGCCCAGCCGGGGCGACTGTCACCTACCTTGATTACTGTATCTGTCTGATGCATGTCTTCATTTACAATGGGTAGCTTCTCGATGTGATGACGTTCTACTGAGAAGCCAACGCCAGTGCCGCACATAAGAATGTACATAGTCTCATCAAATGCACGTGCATTATCTACTGGTACATAAGAACAGTTGTAGCCACCTACGTGGCATCTGTCTAGTGCAGGTCCAGCAGTCATCAATGCCCTCATACTGGGCATGATTTCTTGTGTTAGGACAGCTTGCTCTAACTCATTCCTTAATGTATCAGCCAGCTTATAATCATGCTTAGTGAGCAGATGCCCAGTAAGATAATCAAAGTATCGTGTGACTGTTTCACTCCATGTCTCCCTTCTTTGTTCGTCCTCTTTCCATCTCGCATAACGAGACAGAGCAATAAAGTTCTGGTAATCTGTAGGTAAATGGTTACTTAACATAGGGTCACTCCTGTATTGTTCTAATGTTCTTGATTTGTATTCCTTCTATATCGTAGAAGTATTCTTGTATACTTTCCTCGATTTCCTCTGCCACATTCTCATCGGCTGGTACAGGGTAATCATCTGGGTCTACATCCATTGTGATAAACATCTTAACTCTTATCATCGTAGCAGCCCTCTACTTCTGTGATTAGTTTATCCATGTACCAACGTGCTTTCTTTAAGTCTTCAGTGCCATTCTTATAACGGTAACGCCACAGATACTTCATGATGTTACCTTGTAGGTAGAACTCAAAGCCCTCCCCCAATGCTGCAGCAATAGCATCAATACATTCAATGCCAGCTTCATTATAATGTGGTGGGCTGTTTACCATGTCCACATTACCGTAGGCTTCTTTTCCAGCCCGTTCCGCATCTTCCTCTATCTTCATCATAATGTTTCTGTAGCTTGTCATCATGCACTCCCTTTCGTTGTAGTACCAAAGTCAATAGTGATGATGTTATCATCTCTGTC